TACCTCTTATTAGCTACTTGATTCAGATAAGCAATAGGAATCCAAAGTTCTTTATGTTTTGTTTTCTCTAAATCTTTTATAGCTGTTTCTTCAAGCCAAGTAGGAAAAGTGTAGTCGGGATTTCCCGACAATATATTATCTAAATATAAATTATTACTCTTACTATTAACTCTATTCTCTTTCTCTATCTCTGTTGGACATGAGTTGGAAATAGTCTTTTTATTTTGGACATTCTCCAATTTTGGTAAATCTTGACTATTTTTTCTTTGTTCATTTGCCCAGTTTGTTTCACTCTCAACCATGGCTTTTGCTTGCGATAATGTAGCATGTCCATCATCGTCTATCTGAATCAGTCCACATTTTGTAAAATATGCAACCGTCATATTTATATCATCTTCAGAAACATCCAGTTTTAAAGCTAATTCCTGTACCAAACTATCAAAATATCCTTCATAGTACAAAATACAATCATCTTCTAAACTTTCCAACATAAGACGGATATAAATAACAGTCATAGTATAGCCACCTGGCATATTTTTAAGTCGCTTAATAAAAAGATTATCAAAAAACTTCTTATCAACTTTTAACCAAAAATATATTTTAGTCTTTGCCATCATCTACCCCCAAAAACTTTAAAACATCTGAGATTTTATAATACGCTTTTCTAGTATCTTCAATAGGCGGTATATACTGCGGTAGTCCTGCACATTCCCATTTTGTCAAGGTTTTATCTCCTATGCCCAGTTCTTCCTTTAGTTCCACCTTGCTGATTAAATCTAATCTTTTTTGAGGTACTTTCTCATGACTTTTTAAATACCGTTCCACTGCTTCCAAAATCTTAGATTTTAAATCTTCAATCATTTTTTCAAACATCTTAGTACCCCCATGGCTTAACCCCTGCAAGCTGAATATATCGCCCATAATCAGGGTTTAAATCCTCGCTAGGTGTTTCTATTGTCTGTGTACTTTCTCGCTCAATTCGGGCGCTTTTTTGGCGGTCTAGGTGGTTTAGATACATGAGAAGGCCAATCAAAATCACGGTAAAAATAAGCGCCTGTGTGTTGGTTAAATCTAACTCATTCATTTCAATAGCCCCCTTTTTCGTAGATCAGTAGCTACTAAACTACGTAAATACGTCCAGGTTGAAGCAGTTGCGTGAACGATTCCATTACTTAAATTGTTTTCTTTTATTGCTTGATCTAAGAAATTGAATAGCAACCAGTTAGGGGCTTTGCCATGTATTTCTGTGCATTCGTCGTCATATTTTTTTAATTCCCCAAGCAAATTCTCGACATTGCTATTAAAGAAATCCTCATGGCTTGCCTCTTGCTTTTTATATGCCTCAGATAATTTGTAAAACTGAATCCATAACTGACTAATTGCTGATCTACAATCTTCCGCGATCTCTGTTGCCCCATGGTGTTCCTTGGATAAATGCCACTCTGATAAAATATCTAGCTTTTCTTCTACAAGTCCTAACTCTTTTTCAAAATCTTTAAAATATGTATCCATGTTTTTTACCTCTATTTCTATGTTTGTGTAATTGCCGTGATGGGCTTTTTAATGATCGTTTCCTATACAGTTTCTTCACCACTCCAAACGCTACCAAGTTGACGGACGTATGTAGCGGTGTTTCATGGGTAATCACCCACATTTTCTCTAAACAAGGTCTTAGAATCACCCTGTCAGCACTCATTTTTCAAAACCTTTTCTAATTGCTTGCCTGCTCTTCGGTTTTTCTTTAGGTATTTGATAGAATAGATATTTTTTGCTATAATCAAAGCATAGAAAAAATTTCTATATCCTTAATCTTGTCGCTTGCTTTGGTCGTTCAGCAAGTGACTTTTTTTGTTGTCTTGTTTCATGCTTTTTTCCCTGACTTGGGTTTATAAAGCAAGTCTTTACTTTCGATAAGATCCAGAATCCAGCTGAAGCCCTGCTCCACTGTTTCAAGAAATGCGCCCAGGTCTTCACTGTCCAAGTTCTCGTAGTTCATGCAAAGATATTCGGCTAGTTGTCTGTCTTTCTCAACTAGCTTTTTAAAATCCTTGGGATACTTAGGAATTTCTAACCCTTTGGCATTTGTAACTGTCTTAAATTCATTTTCCATTTTCTATACTCCTATACTTTAAAAATTAATTCCTTAATTTCTGAATACCCCCTATTCAAGTTAATCATAGCTATTGCCATATCTTCCAAACGTTGGTAGTTTGTCAGTTCTGCACTTGTCAAGCCATCAATACCGTTCTTACTTTCTCGCTCCTTCATGAGTTGCGCTTTATTATTCCCTGTCACTCCCTTTAGTAGTAAGTTTATAAGAGTACTATAGGCATGCTTGGGGGCTTTCTCCCATGTTTGAATAGCTTCGGTTAAGCTTTTACGCTTTGGTTTTTCCAGTTCCCGTTGAAGATAGCGTTTAGAAAGTTCATCACGCATTTCAAAGAAGGCTTTGACTAGATTGGTTTTGAAGTTGGCCACTTGCTCGGTATTCTTTAAAAATGTAACTAACAAGGTCGCTTGTTGCTCATTCAAAATATAGTCCTTGGTATTCTGGCCACTTTCCATAGCTTGAATTTTAAATCCGACCTTTCCGAACCGTTCAAACCTTACTTGATGTTTGCGGATCGTCTTGGTTATTGTGTGATGTTGCAATCCTGTACACTCTGCAACGATACTGCTCAGCGTATACGGCTCTTTCTTGCCGTCCATATAAACCAGTTCCATTGGTTCGCTCCTTTCTAATAATCATCTAAAAGCCAATCTATCACACTTTCGTAAATACGTTTAGGTGCATCATAGTTCCCAGCTTCAATCTTTGCTAGGGTAGGGGGTGTTATTTTCAATTTTTTGGCTAACTGAACTTTCCCCAACTGGAGTTCCCCTCGTTTTCTACGAACTTTTTTTGCATGTTCTATAGTTAACAACATTATTAGTAATTCCTTTCTAAATTTCTCTTTTGACGAAACTTTTTTCATCATAATTTGAATTATAGACGAATTTTTTTTCGTTGTCAAGCGATAAATGAAATTTTTTTCGTCTATGATTTTATTTTTTCTTTCGACTGTGTTATACTCTAGATAAACGTAAAAAAAAGGATAACTAATGGAAAATCAAACACCTAAAAACAATCTTAAAAAAATTAGAATAGAAAAAGGATTCTCCCAAAAAGAATTTTACGAAGATATTATAAAAAAAGAACTAGGTTTGAATATTACTTTACGAACTTATCAAAATTGGGAAAATCCAAATAATGAGATTAAATCAAAACCTGCTCTACTGCTTGCAGAATATTTTGGAGTAAGTATAGGATATTTACTAGGACATGAAAGCGATGACGTTTTATTGAATACACTTTCCAAAAAAATTTCTAGTTTAAGTCCGGAAGAATTTGTTGAATACACGCAAACAGACGAATATAGTGACGAAAAAAAATTATTTGACCATCTTTTTACTAAACTCCAAGATTTTAACGAAAAGTCTATGAGAGGTAGAAAAATAAAAGATATTATTGGACTATTAAAAGGGTTAGATTTAGATGATTTAAACTTAATAAACGGTTTTGTTGAGCGACTATACTTCAGTGATTATTCTCTAGATGATAATGACATATTAGATAATAAACGTAAACAACTCTATGATGAATTAAAATTGTAAGATTAGCAAAGCGAATAATAAGCCCCATATTCACCTCGTTTTCTATTCTGGTACATTTTGCCGTCCGTCCTCTTAAAGTCGAAAATAGGGGCATTCTCGTAGCTCCTCGCATGGTCTAAACTCAAAACCTTTTCTAATTGCTTGCCTGCTGATGGAAAAAGGAGTTAAAACCATGAAAATTACACAACACACGAAAAAAGACGGATCAGCAGTCTACCGCTCTAGTATCTATCTTGGCATTGATTCTGTGACTGGTAAGAAGGTCAAGACTACCATATCAGCACGAACAAAGAAAGAACTCAGAAACAAGGCCACCCAGGCTAAGGTAGAATTTGAGAAAAACGGCTCTACACGGAAACAACGCTCACATATAACAACCTATAGCGAACTTGTGGACTTGTTTTGGCAAACCTACCAGCATACCATAAAAACTAATACTCAGATAAAGATAAAAGGTTGCTTAAATAATTACCTCTTACCCTCATTTGGTATTTACAAACTAGATAAACTTACTCCTGCTATTATCCAAACTCAGGTAAATAAGTGGGCGGATGAGTATAATCAGGACGGAACGGGGTATAAAGAATACAATCACCTTCACGCCTTAAATAAACGTATTCTACAGTATGGAGTTTCTATCCAGGCATTGGATAATAACCCTGCTCGCGATGTTGTCATTCCTAGAAAGATAACAAGAGATAAACAAGAAATTAAATACTTTCAAGATCAGGAACTTAAAAACTTCCTCTCCTATCTCGATAACCTGGAGAATACCTTTGTCAATTTCTATGATACTGTGCTTTATAAAACGCTCCTAGCTACTGGACTGCGCATCCGTGAATGTCTGGCCCTGGAATGGTCTGATATTGACCTGCAGAACGGAACGATCGATATTAACAAAACACTCAACATTTTAAACCAGGTAAACAGTCCTAAGACAAAATCAAGCTATAGAGTTCTAGATATCGATCATAAAACAGTGCTCATGCTTCGTCTCTACCGAGCAAGACAAGCAGAAAATGGTAGAAACATTGGCTTAACCTATGAGAAAGTATTCTCTGATAGCTTTGACAACTATGTCAATACTCGAAAGGTCGATTATCGCCTACATAAGCACTTAAAAAACGCTAACTGTACTGATTTAGGCTTTCATGCTTTCCGACACACTCACGCTAGTATCTTGCTTAATGCTGGCCTGCCATACAAGGAAATACAGACACGGCTTGGCCATGCAAAAATATCTGTAACTATGGATACGTACAGCCATTTATCAAAAGAAAACCAAAAAAGAGCAGTCTCATTCTTTGAAACTGCCCTCGAAAAAATAAAAAGTTCTTAAAAAAGTCCAGAAAATAAAAAAAGCGATACATAAAACCCTTATGTATCAACGATTATAGAATGATTTCGGTATAATTGACTATTATACCGAAATTTTCTCATTTTTAAAAGAAAAAGGGCGCTGGTAAAGGATAATCTTCACCAACTCCCTATT